AAAAAGCTGTGTGAGGCTAAAGGGTTTAATATTTTGCCTTATCATTCGCTAAAATCGAAGCCGTTCCCGATTATTCACAACGACTATATTATACATAAAGTACCGTTTCTTTAAATGTGCGGTAACGAATGGGTATAAGACCAGTAGCGGATTCTGAACACAAAACTATCAAATTATGAATGACTTAAATACAAGCACTAAAGCAACAATAACCGATGAAACCGCTATTGGTTTTATACCGTGTTATCGGCTGCCTTTTTATCAATCGAATTTTAAACTAAAATATATATATGATTAGAGTAATTTTAGAAAGCCCGTACGCTGGGGACGTTGAAAGAAACGTAAAATATGCAAGAATGGCTGTACGTGATAGCTTATCGAGAGGTGAAGCACCAATAGCGAGCCATTTACTTTATACCCAAGAAGGGATTTTAAAGGACGAAATACCCGAAGAAAGACAATGGGGCATCGATGCTGGCTTGGCTTGGAAAGAAGTGGCTGTAAAGCATGTATTTTATGTCGATTATGGATATAGTCGAGGTATGGAATATGCAAAGCAATACGCAACAACAAACCACATTCCAATTGAAGAACGCAGGATTCTTTAAGGTTGCAGCTAACGGATGGCGGTATGGTGTCGGTTTGCTTTGCAGGCTTTTCCTCCTTACCACTTCCGCAAATGGCAAACTGCACTATACCGCAGGTTATGTCCCGTTTTTATTTAGAATCATTATAAAATTACAATTAAATGAAAAATAATTGCTTTTCTACTTGACTTGTACAATTATTTGTTGTATATTTGCAGAGTAATTAATATTTAAAGTTATGAAATACATAGACAAAATTGACTGGAATAAATTAGATGCTGAAACAGTTGTGGTAACTAAAACAGATATGGGGGAGAAATATAACCCAATGTTTGAGGCTCACAAATGCAATCCATTTACCAAAACAATCGAATCACTTGGGTTATTTGATAAATCAAGGTTGATGGATATTGCAGATGGAAAGCCATTTATCACAAATAATCCAAACCACTTGCTAATAAAATGTAATAATACGTTACAACTTGGCGAAGATGGTGTATGTATGCCACCGCAAGATATTATCACAAATTTAATGGTTTGGAGGGCTGCATTTCAAATGCCAGTTAAACAAGTAAGTTCAGTTATATGAGAATAATACTTGCAATATTTACCGACAGGTTTGAGGCTTATGGAAGCCTTAAACCTTTCTTTGAACAATATCCGCAATATGCTGAACTTAAAGATAAAATTGATTATACAATGTCTCGTAAAAAATTACCATTCGAGCATTCAGATTTCAAATTGCAACGAATGAATGTTCGGAGGTCTTTAAATGGAGCATAACGTAAAAGCATTGCCGTCAGTGGCGGTTTAGAAGTACAAAAGTTTAATAACAGCACAAATGATTGATAGTAGTACAAAAGTTGAAATACAGCACGTCACCCGCCATTGCGGCAATGCAGTGTTAGGTGCAGTGCCTTATTCGGAAGTTTATTTGATGGACTGCGTAGCGGGTTTGCGGCATTATCCCGACAATTATTTTGATTTGGCAGTAGTTGACCCGCCTTATGGGATAGGGATTGATGGGCAAAAGCAAAGTATTAATTTGAACAACCCGAAAGCAAACAGAAAGGAACATAAATTCAAGGGATGGGATAATGATATACCTACAAACGAATACTTTGCTGAGTTGTGGCGTGTATCTAAAAATCAAATCATTTGGGGTGCTAATTACTTTGTAGAACATTTAAACAAAGGCACAAAAGGGTGGATTGTTTGGTATAAAGGGCAAGAAGGATTAACAATGAGTGATGCAGAATTAGCATATAGTAGTTTTGATTGTGCCACAAGGGTTGTTAAAATAAACAGGGTTGAACTATTGAAGGACGGAACAATACACCCTACACAAAAGCCGATAAAACTATATGATTGGATTTATGCTAATTATGCAAAGGAAGGAGATTTGATTTTAGATACACATTGCGGAAGCCAAGCCAGTCGAATTGCAGCTGATAAGGCGGGTCTTTCATTTGTCGGATTTGAAATTGATGAGGAATATTTTAATGCCGCAAACAAGCGTTTCGATAACTTCAAATCGCAGACGAGGCTGTTTTAGGCATTGCACCTAACAATATGTTAACGCAATAACTATACAATGCAAATTTAGAGATATAAACACAATAGGAGGAAACGAAATGAAACTTAGTGAAGCGATTGAGGTGCTGAAAAGGTTTAAACATTGTGTCGCAGAAGGATTGAATTATGATAAAATCGAAGAAGCCATTGACACGGTGGTAACTGCATTGGAGAAGCCTTTGCCGAGTGATGAAAAAATCGAGCAGTATGCCATTGAAAATATCCTAAACAGCGATAGTATCGAAGCAGTGGTTAATATGAAGGCTTGGATTCAGGGAGCTATTTGGATGCGTGATTTAATGAAGAAAAGGGTGGCAAAATGACTGATTTAATGATTGCAGTATTTTTGGTATTGATGTGGTTAAGTGGTTTTATAGTTGGAAGATCAACAGGAAGGAGGGTGAAATGAATGGTAACGAATGGGTATAAGACCAGTAGCGGATTCTGAACACAAAACTATCAAATTATGAATGACTTAAATACAAGCACTAAAGCAACAATAACCGATGAAACCGCTATTGGTTTTATACCGTGTTATCGGCTGCCTTTTTATCAATCGAATTTTAAACTAAAATATATATATGATTAGAGTAATTTTAGAAAGCCCGTACGCTGGGGACGTTGAAAGAAACGTAAAATATGCAAGAATGGCTGTACGTGATAGCTTATCGAGAGGTGAAGCACCAATAGCGAGCCATTTACTTTATACCCAAGAAGGGATTTTAAAGGACGAAATACCCGAAGAAAGACAATGGGGCATCGATGCTGGCTTGGCTTGGAAAGAAGTGGCTGTAAAGCATGTATTTTATGTCGATTATGGATATAGTCGAGGTATGGAATATGCAAAGCAATACGCAACAACAAACCACATTCCAATTGAAGAACGCAGGATTCTTTAAGGTTGCAGCTAACGGATGGCGGTATGGTGTCGGTTTGCTTTGCAGGCTTTTCCTCCTTACCACTTCCGCAAATGGCAAACTGCACTATACCGCAGGTTATGTCCCGTTTTTATTTAGAATCATTATAAAATTACAATTAAATGAAAAATAATTGCTTTTCTACTTGACTTGTACAATTATTTGTTGTATATTTGCAGAGTAATTAATATTTAAAGTTATGAAATACATAGACAAAATTGACTGGAATAAATTAGATGCTGAAACAGTTGTGGTAACTAAAACAGATATGGGGGAGAAATATAACCCAATGTTTGAGGCTCACAAATGCAATCCATTTACCAAAACAATCGAATCACTTGGGTTATTTGATAAATCAAGGTTGATGGATATTGCAGATGGAAAGCCATTTATCACAAATAATCCAAACCACTTGCTAATAAAATGTAATAATACGTTACAACTTGGCGAAGATGGTGTATGTATGCCACCGCAAGATATTATCACAAATTTAATGGTTTGGAGGGCTGCATTTCAAATGCCAGTTAAACAAGTAAGTTCAGTTATATGAGAATAATACTTGCAATATTTACCGACAGGTTTGAGGCTTATGGAAGCCTTAAACCTTTCTTTGAACAATATCCGCAATATGCTGAACTTAAAGATAAAATTGATTATACAATGTCTCGTAAAAAATTACCATTCGAGCATTCAGATTTCAAATTGCAACGAATGAATGTTCGGAGGTCTTTAAATGGAGCATAACGTAAAAGCATTGCCGTCAGTGGCGGTTTAGAAGTACAAAAGTTTAATAACAGCACAAATGATTGATAGTAGTACAAAAGTTGAAATACAGCACGTCACCCGCCATTGCGGCAATGCAGTGTTAGGTGCAGTGCCTTATTCGGAAGTTTATTTGATGGACTGCGTAGCGGGTTTGCGGCATTATCCCGACAATTATTTTGATTTGGCAGTAGTTGACCCGCCTTATGGGATAGGGATTGATGGGCAAAAGCAAAGTATTAATTTGAACAACCCGAAAGCAAACAGAAAGGAACATAAATTCAAGGGATGGGATAATGATATACCTACAAACGAATACTTTGCTGAGTTGTGGCGTGTATCTAAAAATCAAATCATTTGGGGTGCTAATTACTTTGTAGAACATTTAAACAAAGGCACAAAAGGGTGGATTGTTTGGTATAAAGGGCAAGAAGGATTAACAATGAGTGATGCAGAATTAGCATATAGTAGTTTTGATTGTGCCACAAGGGTTGTTAAAATAAACAGGGTTGAACTATTGAAGGACGGAACAATACACCCTACACAAAAGCCGATAAAACTATATGATTGGATTTATGCTAATTATGCAAAGGAAGGAGATTTGATTTTAGATACACATTGCGGAAGCCAAGCCAGTCGAATTGCAGCTGATAAGGCGGGTCTTTCATTTGTCGGATTTGAAATTGATGAGGAATATTTTAATGCCGCAAACAAGCGTTTCGATAACTTCAAATCGCAGACGAGGCTGTTTTAGGCATTGCACCTAACAATATGTTAACGCAATAACTATACAATGCAAATTTAGAGATATAAACACAATAGGAGGAAACGAAATGAAACTTAGTGAAGCGATTGAGGTGCTGAAAAGGTTTAAACATTGTGTCGCAGAAGGATTGAATTATGATAAAATCGAAGAAGCCATTGACACGGTGGTAACTGCATTGGAGAAGCCTTTGCCGAGTGATGAAAAAATCGAGCAGTATGCCATTGAAAATATCCTAAACAGCGATAGTATCGAAGCAGTGGTTAATATGAAGGCTTGGATTCAGGGAGCTATTTGGATGCGTGATTTAATGAAGAAAAGGGTGGCAAAATGACTGATTTAATGATTGCAGTATTTTTGGTATTGATGTGGTTAAGTGGTTTTATAGTTGGAAGATCAACAGGAAGGAGGGTGAAATGAATGGTAACGTTGGTGGTATGTACCGTTTGGGATTACGAAGCACAGAAATATCAATTTACAATAACTTTTAATACGAGAACGAATGTTGAATTTACCACAAAACAAACCCAAATGGGATATAGCACGTGTTAGCCACAGTACGTTGGTTAATGCGGATTGCTTTGATGTTTTTCCTTTTATTGATGATAAGAGTATAGATGCCATAATTTGCGATTTGCCTTATGGTACAACCGCTTGTAAATGGGATAGCATTTTACCGCTTAATGAACTTTGGAAAGAATATAAAAGAGTATTGAAGCCAAACGGAGTAATTGTTTTAACTGCTTCGCAACCATTTACAAGTATATTAATAAGCAATGATTTGAAAATGTTTAAATATACTTTGGTTTGGGATAAAGTGGCTGTAACGAACCCAATGTTGGCGAAAAAACAACCGATGCGATGCCACGAGGATATTGTATGCTTTTACGATAAGCAACCTACATACAACCCACAAATGAGAGTTGGGATGAAATGGAGTAGAGCAGGTAAAAAACAACACAAAACAGATACTTTAGGGCAAAGCACACTATTTAATAATGGAAGCGATAAAAGCGAAATGAAATACCCTAAAAGTATTTTAACATTTTCCAACGCTGACAAAACAAAGAATGAACACCCAACACAAAAACCTTTGGAATTGATGGAATACCTTGTAAAAACCTACACAAACGAGGGAGATATGATTTTAGACAATACTTGCGGAAGCGGTACGCTAAACCTTGCTTGTTTAAAATTAAATCGCAAATCAATTGGCATTGAAAAGGAAAAACAATACTACGATGTTGCCGTTCGGAGGCTTTCTTCGTATTGTGGCTAACGCCTACGGCTATGACCAGTGGCGGATTACGAGAATAAACCTATCAAAATACGATACAGAATGAACGAAGATACAAACTTACAAATTAGCACACAGCCGCCATTGGTTATAGCCGATGTTAGCAGCTGCCCTTTTATTCGGTTGATTAATGCCGACTGTGTGGAGGTAATGAAAACTTTTGAGGATAAACAATTTGATTTAGCAATAGTTGACCCCCCTTATGGATTGAACTTTGGGGCGTTTAACAGAACAAATAAAGATAGTAACGGAAACCGCTACAAAGCTAATAAATACCACAATGGGGATTGGGATAAAGAAACGCCCCAAGATGAATACTGGAAACAACTATTTAGAGTAAGCAAAAATCAAATTGTTTGGGGCGGCAACTATTTTCCGCTACCACCTACACAATGCTTTATATTTTGGTATAAACAGAACCCTGTTGCAAATTTTGCTGATGGCGAATTGGCATGGACTTCATTTAAGAAACCTGCACTTTGTTTTGATTACCGCTATTATGGAGGGCTACAAGGCAACACAAGAGCAGAAACGAAGATACACCCTACTCAAAAGCCAAAGCAGCTATACAAGTGGCTTTTAAGCAAATTTGCAACGGAAGGACAAACTATACTCGATACTCATTTAGGTAGCGGAAATAGTGCCATTGCAGCGTGGGAAGAAAAGTTTTCATTTACAGGGATTGAAATAAACGAAACATATTATAAAAATGCAGTTAATCATTTCAAGATGCAGTCGGCACAGACGAGGCTCTTTTAGGGTTGCTGCTAACGTGCCGAGTATTGCCGCAGTAGCGGATTAACAAGATAAAATTTCAAACAATGGAAAAAGCATATAGAAAGAAGATACTTCAACAAGCAGAGAAAGCCGCTATTGACGGCAATACTTTGTTAGC